GCCGTCACACTACTTGAAAAGGTGGCAGCACCAAAACCATCTTCTTTTAACCAAGCAATATTTGAACCATTAAGAAATTGTAATTGACCGCTAACGTGCTTGATTTGTAAAGTTGAATTAACTGCATCTGTAAAATGTCCGCTAACACCACCAGTTCCCGTTATTGCTCTTATTTTTGCCCCATTGTCAATTGTTGTTCCTACTGCAAGATTGCCCGTAGCAAACAGCGTCATTGCTTGGGTGAACGTGATTGCGTTTCCTGCTGTTCCGGATGGGGCGTTGAACCATTGATGTTGTCCATTACCTTGAAAATATCTTGTTGCAAAATTTGTATTTATATATTTCCATCCTGCACTATTGTAAAAAGCATTGTGCAAAATATTGCCTTCAGCAGTACCTGAAGCAAAAGCCATTATTGAATTTTGTTGAACAATATACGCTCCTGCATCCCACGCACTCGGTGTTACTGCCAATCCGAGGTTGCCGGAGGCATTAAGAATCATCTTCTCTGTACTATTCGTATAGAAACTAAGAGAATGATTACTAAATGTTCCAAGTAAACCAACACCTAAAGCATTTGCACTACCATAATAAGTATTTACAGAACCGGAATCTGCTCTAAAATATACGCTATCATTTGACTTTACCGCATGAACACCAAATACCGATATGGTACTCGTTCCTATCCCCACATTCCCACTAAAATACCCATTCCCCGAAACCTGCAAACGATTGCCGTTGTCGGTGGTGGAATTTACAAGGAGGTTGCCGCCACTTGTTAAACGCATTCTTTCAGCTGATGCAGTCCCATCATAAAATCTTAAAGCATCGCTTGTATTGTCGGTAAAAATGTAGTAATCCTTTGTATTAGTTTTTACCCTCAAACCTCCTTCACTTCCTGCACTTGAACTTGTGGATTGAGTAATAATGTAACCTCTTGTACCAGTTGTTGAAACATCTAATACTGTATTAGCAGTTACACTTGAAGTTCCTATCCCTATCGCAGTTCCGCTATCAAATACCATACTATTCCCCAACGCACTCCCACTTGTCCATTTCGGTAGGTAGTTCGTTGTTCCCGTTCCCGTTACTGGGTTGGTGATGGGTGCTTGATAGTCAGTACCCGCAACCGCAGCGATTAACTTATTTGATGCATCAACTTTTAAGATTGTATTGATAACCGATTGGAACTTTACATCACCTTGAAAATATGAATCTGATTGGTTGTATAACCCATAACCCGTTCCGGTATTTATTAACCTTAATGTTTCAGCAGATGATGCGGATGATAGCGTTCCACCCGTTAATGGGAGATAAGAGGTATTGTCATACGAAATCGTAGTTCCGCTAATCTTTACGAAACCCGTTCCGCTTAATGCAGCTTGTTTACTATTGAACGTAGTCCAATCCGCACTACTCAATGCACCCCTATTCGTAGCAGATGCCGTTGGTACATTTAAAGTAATTACGGGTGTGGTAGTTCCATTGGCAACGCTTGAACTCAAATCCGTTCCCGTTGTGCCAATAGTTAAAGCAGAAACCGATGTTACTGTTCCAACAAACTGGTCAGCATATTGCGGAATGTTCAATGTGCTTCCTACTAATGTAGCTGCACCACTCGTTCCCGTTGTAGTTAAAGTTATCGCATTTTGTTTGCCGTTAAAGGTTGACCAATCTGTTGAACTTAACGCACCATTAGCAGAGGAACTTGCCAAACCAAGAGAAAGAACTTGCGTACTTAAACTTAACCCGTTTGCCGTTCCAATAGTTACTGCATCGTGTACCGGTATAGTCCAACTCCTATCAGCACTCAAATCATAAGCAGTACCATTGATTGTTAACTGCCTTGTTGTAGGAACACCTCCCAATCCGCTTAATGTGTAAGTCGGAATATTTAAGGTATTAGATATAAACGTACTCGCCCCACTTGAACCAGTTGTGGTTAGTGTGATTGTGTTTTGCTTACTATTAAAAGTAGTCCAATCAGTAGAACTCAAATATCCGTTCTGACTTCCGCTTGATTGTTGGATAGTCAATGTTGGTGTTTTGCCTCCCGTTGAAAACAAAGGAGAAGTAGCACTTACACTTGTAACCTTTGCATTAAAGGTAGTCCAATCGGTAGAATCCAAGTACCCTGGTTGCGATGTTGTTGCAACGGGTATTGAAACAGTATTTACAGACCTTGACAAAGGTGCGGAGAAAGTAAGTACATTCTCTTTGCCATCAAAAGTAATCCAATCTGTATTGCTCAACTTACCCGTATTGCTTCCACTTGCTACGGGAAGGTTAAAGGTGTGAGTATCGGTTAAAGATTGGATATTGAAATCAGTTCCACTTGTACCCGTTGCAAAGTATTGTACTTGTGCGGTCAGTCCATTAAGTGCATTTAACCCCGTTGAGAAGGTTGTAAGAACCTCGCACAAATTGTTGTCCTCTGTGTGTAAAGTAATAGTCCTTCCACTTGGTGTTACAAATATTCTAATCGCCAACCTATCGGTAGCAAGTAATGCCGTTTGTGGAACGGGTATTGATGTAAAGTATTGGTCAACAACAGTTCCTTGTGTAATCCCTTCGGGGTTAGTAGAACCACTCGCAATGAGTGTAAATACGTTTGCGGAACTCACTTTATATAGTTCAGCATAAAACGATGGATTACCACCTCCGCTACTTGCTTGAAAATAGAACTCTACATTCCAATTTCCACCTGGAATGTTCAACAAAGCAGGGTCTCCTGCATCAGTTATAAACGATGCGATGTATCCGTTACCTTGTGCGTTTGTTCTTGTAAAGTTAGTACCCGCACCAATGATGGGAGATTTACTCATTTCATAGTAAGTATCTCCACCGAATGTTCCTTGTGAAACACTACCATTTAAGTAGTAGTTAACCGATGAACCGCCACCGCCATTTGTAGGGAAGTTGGCAAGTTGACCATCACCACGAACATATTGTGCGGATGTACCTGCGCCCGTTACCGCTATCGTTCCATTGCTTGTTAGAGGCGAATTGGCGACTGCAAATGCTGAAGGCATAGAAAGACCAACCGAGGTCAATCCGGTGTCTGTATCGGTATTATTTACCCATGTAGTGCCATTGTACTTCAAGACTTGTCCATTGGTTGGACTTGTCAAAGTAACATCACCAAGTTGGGTCAAAGTATAATCTCCCTCGGTAGCAGTTACAGCACCAGTCCTACCAAAAACTGATGTAACCGCATCGGTGTTATCATCAGTCCAAGATGCTTGGATAGTTCCCCCATCTTGCTGATTAAGGGTAAGCGTTTTTGTGGTTGTTCCCGTTACTGCGGCACTATTTATTTTATCGTTATAAGCAGCATCCCAAGTTGATTGTGATGCCGTTGTTGGTATAGAATAACCACTCGCCAAAGCAAGTGCTAAAGTTCCTGCGGAGGTTATAGGGTTTCCCGAAATAGTCAACCCCGTAGGTACAGTCATATCCACCGAGGTAACTGTTCCGACTTTAGAATCCGTGCTTGTTATTGTAAAGTTTGGATAAGTACCACTTATTGTTGTAGTACCTGCTCCCGTTAGTGATACCACTTGGTCAGGTGCGGTATTCGTTACTGATATGCTACCACTCCCCGTAATAGGTCCACCGCTTACAGATATGCCCGTTCCTGCGGTTAGATTTACCGAGGTAACAGTTCCATCAAACTCATCGTTTGTGGTGATAGTAAAGTTGGGGTAAGTACCCGTGATAACTGCCGTACCTGCTCCAGTCAATCCAACAACTTGGTCAGGGGCAGTATTGGTTATGGTTAAAGTACCTGCACCAGTTATAGGTCCACCCGTTACGCTTATGCCAGTGCTTCCACTTGCATCAACCGAGTAGACTGTTCCTGCACCTGCATCAACCCAAACTGTGTCATAATTAGTATTTGATGCCTTGCTCAATACTTGCCCCGTAGTTCCACCCGCTGCCACACCTGCACCCGCAGGACCTTGTGGACCAGTTCCACCCGATGCCTCTACCTCTATAATTTGGTCCGTTACGGAAACCAATACGGGTTGGTCAATGATGTTAACATTTACCTCATCCCCTACTGCCGTAACAACGACAGTCTGCTCAATAGCGTTTACATCAATGGACATCTTCTTATGGTTTTGTTACATCATCATAAACAATAAAATCACCTTGCAAGTAAGTCTTGACAACTCCCCCACTAAACACTACATTCATATCATATTGGTAATTGCCCTTGTCAATATTTATCAGTTTGCTGATTGTTATTTGGTTGTTGCTTACACCACCAATCGTTATCCCACTTCCATTTGTTAAAGTCAATGCCAAAGTACCTCCACAACCCTTGCGGATTTGAATGGTTATAGTTGAACCCGAAAGGTTAACGGGTGTTGAATTGGATGTAATTGTAAACACCTGACCCCAAGTGTCATTTCTCCACATTTGAATATCAAGCGTACCGGGTCTAAAATCTGATGCCATTTCTTTTCTTTTAAATAGATTTATGATGGATAAGTGTAGTCTGTTGGAACTACGCACCTATTCTGCAAATATGGTAAGTCAAGAGCAATGGTTGCCGATACCCCTGCAAGATATTCGGGAGTATCTTCCGTAAAGAAGTCAAGTGTTACCGCATCTTGCAAAACAAAATCAAAATCGTTGTAGTGCAGTTGTGCGATAATATCCTCTGCCGTTAATAGTTGGTCAGACAGAACCTCTTGCTCGTTTGATTGCTCGGGAAGTACCCTATCACAAAAAAACAAGGTAAAGTTCAAGGTTGAGGTCTTGCCATTGATAGATGCACCCGTAATATCAAAAAAGAAAGCAGGGTAGGTGTTTTCTGCACCCCTACTCAGAAAATCAAAAGCGTTACCGTAGAAGGTTGTTTTGATTTGTTGGTGTGCATTTCCCAAGTCCTCTATTGTCTTTATTGTTTGGTTTAGGGTCATCCTTTTTTATTTTTTCAAGATAGACTTTAAGTTTCTCTTGGTTCTTTTTTGAATATGTCTTATTCGCCACAACAACGATTTATATCTCCTTGATATTTTTCTTCAAAAGTTTTATACCTTCCGCAATCGTAATCCCCTAACCAAATTGTGGTAGTGTATGCATCATTGTCAGGGACAATGGTATCAACTCCAGTCCCAGGGTTAATGTATTCAGGGAACTTAGCACTCGCTTGACTTTCTTGCTTCAAGTATTTAATCAACCTTTGCTTGTAAAACTCTGCTCTTGCTGAGTACCTATTCGCTACATCTGCCAAATCCGATGCACTCGGTTCGGTTTGGTTATCACCCGTTTTCCTAATTACTCCCTTGTTATAGAATTGGTATGACAATGCCATTGGCAACTCACTCATAACATAGTAAACAAGGCAAGGTGTTATGTAGGTGTTGAGCAAAGTTTCTTCATCACAATTCAAATCACCGCACTCAATACCATCTTGCAACTTCTCATAAAGTGCAGTTCCAAGTGCAGGGAGAATGTATGCATCCTGAGCATACAATATGTCAGGGAATACCAATTTAGGGTCTACGTTAACGTGAAGTCCCGTTCTATCTTTTATCGTGTCTACCGAAATAAACAATATGTTTCTGCTCATCTTATTTCTTTTTTACTACTACGTTTCTTCTCCACTCATGTCTGCAACTTGGTGAATCTCCCCACCAACCACCGCCTCGGTCAAATACGGAATACCCAAGTCTTGCACTAAGCATCTCAATTCCTTTCCTTGTCCAAAACTTGTCCTCTGCAATCAACTTTCTGCAAAACTGCCTTGAAGGGTGTGCAGCAGTATCACGCTGAGAAGATGGTACAATAGGCTTCCACTCATAAGAGTAGCGAACCTCAAAGGTTGTTACCTCCATATCATCCACCAACTTGCTCAAAGGTTTGGTCAGTTTCCTTTCCTCTATCTTAGGGTCATAATTGATAGCACCCGATTCAACCAAGTAACTCAACCTTCCTTGTACTACATCTCTGCTTTTCTTGGTTGCCCCTGCAATGTCATCAATGCTTATTTTAGGGTCTTTATCAATCAAGGCAAGGATTTGCTTATCAAGTGCTTTATCTATCAAGGAATCGTCTGCAAATGCCTCTCTTGCACTAAATACCGCCTTTGAATGCAATATGTTATAATTGCACTTTGGTTCTCCGCATTCACTAAACATTCCAATAACCGTATCTTCATCTAATGCAGAAAATTGGAAGTCATCTGTACTTGGGTCATCATCTATACCAAGCATTGCGTTTATATCGGAATCGGTCATTCCAAGACCTGCTTTGAGCATAGTGGTAGCAATCTCTTTGGTTATCTTACCTTGAGAAAACTGCCTGATAACCCTCATAACTTGCTGATATTGTCTACCGCTTAGGTTCTTCAAATTATCGTTTACCTCTGCTTGGATTTGTTCAGTTGTTGCATTATTTGCAACAGTTGGAACAAACTTTGAAACATCAATACCTGCCTTCTCCAATAACCACTCTTTAGGTGCAATCTGCAAAAGTGCTGCCTCGCTTAACTCAAACCCAATAGGTTCTACTGGGATGATTGTAATATCTGAAGTTGCACCTCTTAACCTTGCAAGTTGATTAAATACCGCTTCAATGAATTGTTGCTTATCGTTTACATAGGTGTTCTTAAATATCTCATAAGAATCACGCATCTGCGTTCTTGAACCAAGTTGCCCAGGTTCGGCAATACCAAAAAGACTTGGTGAAGTAATTTGATGACCTGCGAAAAGGTTATTCTGAATAATCAAATCAACCCTTGTGAAGTCCTCCTTAGTGATATCGGATGCACCTAAATCTTCAATGATAGGTTTCCTTGCAGGGTCGGTTGTAAATGACAAGATAAACTTCTTACCATCAGAACCGCTAAACCTATCCGTAAATCTCCTTTCAATATTACGCTTCTCATCAGGAGAAGGTTCACCATTAGGAAGGGTAATAAGTTTGGATGCACTGAATCCGGTTTGAGCATTCCCCAAAACGTGTCTGCTGACTTCAATATCTGATTCAATATAGTTCAACGCACCCATATAACCCGGTAAGGCATAAGTATCTAAACCCGGTCTATATTCTTTTACATAAAGTATCTGCTTACCTTGTCTAACATTCGTATTGAATGCCATCATTGCGAATGCCTCATCCTTTCTTTCTGCCCAATCTTTCTTGTACCAAAACTGCGTATTATCAGCATTGGACCTGATTTTAGTATAGTCAATGTGAAGTACATCAACCAACTTGCCACCCGTTAAGGACCAAATAACTTCAAGGTAAGCACCTCCAAAGATTTCAATGTCTATTGATACCTTCCTCGTTAAATCGTTCAAAGATTCAAACTGGTTAGGTTGAGCAATAAACTGCTCTGCAATCGGGTCTACTTCATCAGTTTTCCAACCATTTCCGATAATGTAATTAACCTTACCTTTAACGATTGCGTTATGTTTGGCAGACTTATTGTAAAGCGAAAGCAGATAACTTGGGTAGTCATTCTTTTCTCCGAACTCAATATATCCCTTACCCCTCTTTTCTCGGTACTCTGGTTGCCTTGCTTCTTGGAAGTTTAATATTACTAAATCATTCATCTTGTTATGTATGTATTGTCAACCTCATGCTGCGTATATTCAAAAGTGGTTGATGGTGATAGTTTCATAATACCTTCTTCAAGCAACCCAGTCGCTTTGGTATAATCTATATTGTATGCACTTGCTTGTTCATAGACAAAGTATAAATACTCCCCAATGTTACCCAAACTAAAGTATTTAGGTACTTTAATGCTGAATTTATTGTATCTATCCTTAAATGGTGATACATCCAAAGCATTAAGCAAAACAAAAGCAACCTCATCCCTTGTGGTCCTATTCACAAAACGGAATAGATAATTAGGCGAAGTCAATGTCTGCTTCTCCGTTAGGGTTAAATAAATGAACTCGGTTTCTCCTTGTGTGAGTTGTATCATTACTTCTAAATAGATAATCCCTTGACTTTTACCCAAAAAGAAAGGGCAACCGATATGGATGCCCTATTCATTCTAAACCTTATGTCCTATGTTACGCAGTCAGACCTGCTATAATTGAACTTGATACCTCGGGAGCAAGAGCAGGTTCATTGCCAGTGAAGGTCAATGTATAACCATTCCTATCTCCGAAAGCAGTACCAGTAGCACCATTGCCACCAGTCAAATCAGCACCATTTACCTTACCAAGCAACCAATATTTGTCGTTACCATCTTGAACTACTGCCAAGAGGTTATTCTTAGCAAGAAGCAAGATTTCGTTACGAGTGTTTGCTTGAAGTTTGTTAAGGATGATTGACAATTCTTGAGCATAGAAAACAGTGCCATTCTCAACAGAAGCGGTAATGTTTTCAGTCAAAGAAGATGTCTGCTTAACAAGTTGGTACTTATAAAATACTTTTCCGGCACTCTTGGTGATGGTAGTAACCACACCGGAGGCTTCTGTAATTGTGGTAACATCAGCGAAAGGAATGAACCAAACGGCTTTTATACCGCCTATGCTCTCCTTGCAATCTAACGTATAACCTTGTGTTAATGCACACGCCATGTTATTAATATTTAAGATAAGGCAAGGGATGGAAACCCACCCCTCACCTTATTTGTTATTTAAACGAAGAACTTAACAATCTCATCAGGGAAGGCGAAGTTAACGCCCATCTTGAATTCTGCTACAAAGCGAACTTGGTCAGCCTCTTTAGCGTAGAAGATTTCAAACCTTTCTTCCTCATTCAGAAGGTCAGTACCCAAGAACAAGTTAGAGATTCTCATTGCAACGATATCACCAGTTCCGTTCAAACCTTGAACTGCGATAACTTTTACGTTAGTACCTGGGAGGTAGAACTCAGAGTTTGCTTTACCATCAAACTGATAGTGATAAAGGTTAGAAGTTTTCAACTTAACAGTGTAAGTGCGGAAAACATCCATACCGCAGAAGATTGCGATATCATCCTTGTCAACAACTTGGGCAGGGATTGCTTTGTAGATATCATCAAAGATGCTAACAACGTTTGCATCAGTGATAGAAGTTTCAACAGAACCATGATAAGGAACGCTATTAGCGTTTACAACAGATGCACCAGCAGCAGTAATCAAAGAAAGGATACCACTGAACTTGTTCAAGTTTACATCAACGCTTCCGGTGTTACCTTGCCAAATTGTATTTTCAAGTTGCAGAGCAATCTTCTCGGCTTTACGCTTAGAATACTCTTCAGAGTAAACCATTGAATCGTACTGTGAACCAGCAGGGAGTGCCTTCTGCAAATACTTTGCTTCCAGGTCCTTCAAGCACAATGCTTCGTTAACTTTAATCTTACCAACAGTTACAGTCCTTTGAGTGAAAGAAGTTGTACCTGATGCATTGAATCCACAAGAAGAACCATCTTGAAAGATAGCATCTGTGTCCATAATGTTGATGGTTTCGGCAGACTTAACACCTACCATCACGTTTCCTTGAGATTTAATCAAATCTGCGGTCTTGCTACCAAGTACAGAAGATGCAACAAGGAGTGCCTCGTTCTCTTTAGTATATGCAGCTAATGTTCCTACTGAAAATGCCATTTTATTTAATTTTTATTGTTTGAGAATTAATTACTTAATTGATTTTGCGAAGGCGAGGAAACGACCTACTTTGTCATCCTTGCTTTCAACGTGTACATTAAACTTATCTTTTGGTTGCTCGGTTGCGTTTGCAGATGGAGTATTGAGAATCTGTACCAAAACATCAGAGATGTCGCTGATTCCTTTGCTGAACTTCAACTCTTGTGAGGCAAGTTTGGCATCGTATGCCATCTTAATCTCATCAAGTTGCTTCTGCATTTCCTCAATCTTCTTCTTCATCAAATCTTCTTCAACGGGCATTTCTACCTCAACCTCAACCTCGGGTACTTCTACCTCGGGAACTTTGATTTCAAGGATAGTTGCTGCCTCATCAAGAACGATGATAGAACCATCAATCAACTCATGCTCTCCGGCAGGTGCAGGTGTTTCAACTCCTGCTTCATCAACCAGGGAAACCTTACCGCCAACTTCTAATTTGTCAATCATGACTTTAGCACCACTCTTTAGGGAGTATTCTGCGAAAGACTGGGTAGGTTCAACAGATGCCATTGGGAGTTCCCCTGCTTCTGCGAACATTTGCTTAATCTTGTTTATCGCTTCTAATGTTGTCATAAATATCTTTAGTTATAAATAGTCGCCATTTCCCTATGTACCATATAGGGCATTTTTAGCCGATTTGGGCGAGTACCCCCAATACGTTTTCCCATAGTTGCTCAATGCGTTTATCTCCCGTTTTTCGGTAGTTAAATTGCCCCTCAACGCTAAACCCACGCACTTTACCTTGCTTAACCAGTTTCCAAACCTCATCGTTATCAACTTTGAACGAACCGAACCAAGACCCATCGGGTACATCTTCAAAACCCTTCATTGCCTTTATTCCCCTCTTGTCATCCTTAATCCATGATTCAAACATGGTCATTCCCTCGGTCAAGTTACCTTGTTCGTGCATCAAGTTTACGTTTGACTGGTAACCCTTCTTGAAAAACCTTTGTGCTATCTTTTTTATCGTTTCTTTGGTGAAAACCACATAATACTCACCATTGTCATCATTGCGATAAATCGGGGTATCTGCCAACATCAAAGGACCGGAGATGATTCTTTCTTCTTCATCTTGGATGGCAAAGTTTTGCCTTTCTATTTGCCTAATCTTAGATTCTGCCCAACTCAAAGCAGTTTTACCACCCCAAGCATCGTACATCAACTTTCCGCATCCATCTCCATAACCTTTGGAATTCTCCAAGTCTACTTCATGCCTTGAAAGGTAAGAGTACATTCTTTTGATAGTTTCAACGCTAATAGGTTCACCCTTTGCCAACTGGTTTGCTCTTTGCTTTCCTACATCAGTACCGCAAGAACCCCACCCGTTTTCTTCTGCCCAATCAAGAGCATTCTGTGCGTTGTTCTTTACCGAATCGGGATAGTCGCTATATGATTCTTGAAAGTCATCCTTAAACATAAGGAAAGACCTTTCAATGGCAGGTCGGTCAACAAGACTAACCACATCAACCTCAACATCATCTTCAAGGTCGCTTGTTATCTCTAAATTGTAAATTGGTAATTTTACTTCCATAATCTTAATTTTATCCAAGCCTCGCTGCTCGGTTGATTCTTATTATTTTTTCTTGTTGGTTTGTAATGTCTGATTCCACAACGTATGCTCTGCCAGTTGCCGAACCCATTTGATTTATAGATTGTTGGTTTAACTGCGTGATAGTATTTTGAATTGGTGCAGATGGTGTGATTGGTGCAGATGCCATAGACATAGAAGGTCCACCCGAATCTGCCACATTTCCCGTACCTTTTGCAGATGGAACTTTTGTACTGATTATCTTTTTAACGCTTACCAAACCTGCTGCAATAACTGCTGCCCCTGCTACTGGTCCAAATATACCACCCTGGGCAATCGCTTTAGATGCACCTTGATAAGTATTGATGATTGCTTGGGTTACTGCTATTGCTTTACCTGCTACGCTATTTTGGTCAACAAGACCTCCGATAATAGCAAGAGATTGCAAAGCGAGTTGAACTTGTACATCAAACTTATCTTGTGCAAGTTTCTTTTCATAATCGTTTAACTTAGTTTGTGCATCTGCTCTTTCCGTTGCAGATACTACGATTGCGTTATTTACACCTTTAGCAACTACTTGTGTTTGGATTAATGCATCCTTTCCTGCGGATGTTACACCTAAGATTTCAGTCTTTGTAAGATTGGCAGCAAGTTCTCTATCCCTACGGATTAATTCTTGACCTTCTTCTCTTTCTTTTTTTATCCTATCCCTTTCCTTTTGTCTTTCTGCTTCTGCTTTTGCTAACTCTGCGTTTTTATCTGCAATGCGTTTCTTTTCGGTTAAATCAAGAACTTGACTTTCAACCTTTAATTCTCTAAACCTTTTCGCTTCTTCCTCGGTTAGTTTGCCGGTAAGTTTCAGTCTTTCACGCAGTGCATTGGTTTCGTTTGCATTCGCTTCTTTTTGTAGTGCGTAAATCTCTTTTTCTTTACCTCCTTGTGCAGTTAGTAACTTTACCCTTGCCTCTATGTTCTCATTCGCCTTTGCGTTTGTCTTGCTTAACTTTTCAAGTACCCTATCTGCTTCTGATGTTATGCCTACAAAATCAGTAAACTTTGTAACCAAGTTTCCTACAAAGTCAGCAAGTTTGCCAAGACCAGGGATAAAATTAAGGACTACCTTCTTTACTGTTTCAAAGTTTGCAATCAGTAAACCAAGACCAACAACCAATGCACCTATACCGGTTGAGATGATTGCGGACCTTAAAGTACCAAAGGCATTTGATACCCCGGTCTTAACTACTGCACCAAGTTGCTTAAATGAATCTATGCTCTCACCAACCGCTTGTAATCCTTGAGATAATGCTAAAGCAGATTGAACCTTTAGCAAGGTTTTCTCTACTGATTCAGCTTGTTTACCAAATAAACCGACTGCACCTTGCAAAGCAGCGAACCCACCTGCAACACCCGACAAAGATGCCGTTAATGCTTTGAACTTCGCATCTGGATTAAATGCATCCGTTAACGCTTTTGCATCTCCGATTCTATCCTTTAACTCTGCTGCTCTTTTTGCTGCATTGATTGCCTCCTTTGATGTTGCACCAAACTTTTCAGATAAGGCAGTCACTTCATTTTGTGCTTCCCTAAGTTGCTTCTTCAGTGAACCAACCGACTTGCCTACATCACTCGCATCAACTTGAACCTTGACACCAATTATTTCTTCTGCCATTAAATATAGTTTAATTCAATTACTTTAAGAAGTTCAACCTTTGTAGTGTTAAAGTCCATCGGGTTGTAATCCAAGACCTTATTTAACCTCCAAAGTGAACCATCAATATAAATCAGTTTACTAAAATCAAGGTTGTAAATGTCAACTTCATTTAACTTCAAAGAGCAAGTAAGTAACTTACTATCCTTATCGGTTATCTCTGCAATGTACTCAGACCAATACCCATTAAATAAGTTTGCTGCGGTATAGGATGAAGTTGTAAAGTATAATTCCCTCGGTGAACCCCATGAGATATCCTCTTGTGGATTCTTAGGGTCGTCAACGTGTCCTGCATACCCGTAAGCGGTATAACTTGCCAAAGTTGTTGCCCCGTTTTTCATTGCCCAACTTGTTACACTACTAACCTTCTTTGCAAGTAGAATGCGTATAACGGAATCCATCTTATCTTCCGCAGCGTTTGCGTTAGACTTCTTGTAGATGGTTGAATATATCTTATCCGTTCCCGTTGCTTGGGTTAACACTGTACCTGCAAAAATTAACTCTGTTGAATCTAATTCCTTTACAAACTCATTTTCACTATCAAAGATAAAATCCCCATACCCTTCATTGTACTTCTTTCGGTAGTTCTCCGCAAAAAAGTCATTATCAGGCTTGTACTTATAATCATAATAACGTGCCGTAAACTCAGACATAGGCTTTATCCTTAACACACTTCCTCGGTCAACCTTATCGGTCCAGTCAATCTTTGTGCCATCGTAAAAATCAATGAATGGTTTAATGATAAGTTTTTTCTCTATTAACTTGTCCTCATAAACATAAAGGTTGAACATTTTAACAATAGATGCGAAGAAATCCTTTTGGAAGATACCTTTAGGGATTGTGTCGTTTACAATAATGTTATCTCCATAATTTACTGCAACCTGCCCAACCACTTCTGATAATACTGCAATAGTATCTCCAGTGATATCGTACCCAAAACCACCTCCTGCATCTGATGTTACAAAAATGTCAAAGTAATCAGATGGGTTTACTGTTACTGCATTGACTGACAAATCTGCTGTAAATGCATAGTCAAAATAACCTGGTGTGTAACCTTGTGATTGTAGCACTACCTCATTTTTTCTTATAGCAATATCAAAGTAGGTAGTATTTGGGTCAATAATTAAACCGCTTACAACTATCTGTAAATTAAGAGTTGTTGAAGATGCACCACCATAAGTGAATGTGTTATTCGCAAAATTGACAGTAAACGGACCGAGTTGTGATGCCGTAAAAGCAACCTTTGATGCTATTGGGTAGTTTGCATTATTTGGTATTGCTTGAAAAGAACTTGTATCATTTTTAGTTAATTCCTTTTGGTTATGCGGAATCACTAACCTATTCATCAAGGATGTACTAAGCAGGGGAAAGTCATAGGTATAACTTGACCCATCAAGTATTTTGGAAAGGTATTGCTTGACATAAAGTGCAGGTCTGAAAGCATCATAGGAAAAATCTACCTTGTTTGTAGATTCATTCCCGTAATCAATCAAAGGAAAGTAAACCCCAGTACCGCTAATGTTATCCCAACTATTTGCAATGTTTGTCGCAGTCCATGCGGTATCAGCAATACCAAAGTCAATGTCCTCAAGTTTCTTGTTACCTAAAGCAGTAATAAACCCACCGAGTTCACCAAAGACTGCCACCTCATATTCAATGCTCTTGCCATCAATGATGATTTCAAGCAGTCGCAATACCCCTTTAAAGATTTGGATTTTATCTACCAAGATGATACAAGGAACTGACTTGGTAGCATTAAAGTTGTAACCCACGTTTGGTTCGGCTGGGTTATACTGATTGGATAACCCGAACTCAAATATATTACCGAATAACTTATTGTTATTGTCATTGCCAGGGAGTATTATGGTTTTGCTGAATGAAGTGTTGCGGGTCGCAAAGTCTTGTATCTCATCA